CCAACTTCACTGTCAAGTGATTGGAATGCTGAGAGCTGGCTACGTGTCATGGACACGATGCGCACAAAGCTGTTCGTCCCGATCGATCAGAGCAAGTTTGATCACGTACCGAGCAAGAGAGTACTTCTTAGATGTGCAGAGATCCTCTGCAAATCTGGGACGTGCCCGCTGGACTCGGAGCGTGTGATGATCTCGAAGTTGATCTTGGACAGGTTGGCTCATGCTACGCTATCCTACCACAACAACACCTACTCACACCAGAGAGGCTTGTTGTCTGGATGGCGTTGGACATCGCTCATGGGCACTATGATCAACTATGCTGAATACCTTAGCATCACGGACTCTTTAGCTGTCCCGCGTCAGCTGAAGGAGAACGTATGCTTCCAAGGTGACGACGCTCTGATCGCAGTTAACGACTGGGCGGACGCAGTCAAGATAGTTCGACGCTACATGGAAGTGCTCCCGGTCAATCCGAGCAAGTTCTTCATCGACAACAAACGATCTGAATACCTGCGTTATGTCATAACACGCAACAGGCGCTTGGGGTACTACCCACGTGCTGCGTCTGGCATAATGTACGCAAACTCATGGGCAGGTGGAGCTATGGATCCTGCTTCTCTTGCTTCGAACTGGAGCCTCCTCTACTCACGGGGCGCTGATGCAAAGGCGACACTCTACGGCTGTGCTCGTGACATCTGCGGGTTGCTGCGCTGCAATGTTGACGAGGCGCTCGATCTTATTCAGACTCCGGCATCTGTCGGCGGGCTAGGCTGGTACGTTCCTGGCTTTCAACCGAAGACGTGGCGAAGAGTGCCATTCGTCAGGCGCACTGAGATCGGCAAGGACCGATTAGTAGTTGAGACTGACTACGACAACATACCTAAACACACACGAAATACTATGGTTGCGGCTGCCATGCAACGGGGACATTCACGCCCCATGGCATCAATCGTAGCTCGTAGTCTAGCAACTGGGCTGGTTGGCATCGCTTTACCAGAGCGACCCAAACAGAAGTTGGTTGACTATGGAAGACCAAAGGTTTTCATAGCTTCTCGTGCAAACACACACAACACACCAAGGCCACCACAAAGCCTGCTAGACCCGTTGTACGTTAACGCGGCGGTGGCATCTCTCGATCGCAAGGGTGGACTGCGATGGAATGATGTTTTCCGTCCTGATGACGTACACTGGTTAAAAGCGCGAAAACGCAACTGGGGAATGAAGCTGTTCAATAAATGGAGTACTGGGCAGCTCACCGGTTACGCCGGGAAGCGCTGGGGTGATGCCCCGGACTTCCTAGCTGTAGTGCGTAGACGCGTCGAAGCAGAAGGCATCCTGCCGTCGGGACACATGTCGATGCACCGAGTGACGACTCGGTTGCTTGAGTTAGAACTATCTTCTAGGTTTTGGCTCATAGACACACGTCTCCGACTAGGTGCGTAAGGTCCGCCCGAAGGCGTTAAACTACTGTGCACGGAGAGTTTTCCGTGCTGAAAAACATATGTTTTTGCAATTTACGTCCCC